CATTTATTCTTTTTATTGTATTTATTTACCGACATCAGCCGCAAATGTGCCACCCTTCTAGGTATCTAACATCCCCCCTATATAAGAGAGAGCCATTTCCCCCTATACGCAACACCGTCCAGTCGTTTAACCGTACACGTCCACACAACACGCTTAAGTCTGGCCATTCCTTAACCATACCACACCCATCCGCCGCAAAGAGAGAGCTTTTCCCCTAAAGAGAGACACAACAGTTTAGATCGTCCGCATAGGCCTCCGGTCCCTCCGTCCCACACCACACACACCCACCACCGGACACTCCCAGCCGCTAGGCTCAACATTACCTGAGTCAACCATTCTTGACCTACCACTTAGCTCCACAACCCCAGGGCTCACAACCACAGAACCTCATGCTCATGCTCATGCTCAGACCCATCTTCCCCAGCCAGAAACAAAAGATGCCCCATGGACAGAGGCCGGGGGGAGGGGGTTCAACTTTTTTCCGCGCTGTTTATATATATTCATAACCCACCCTCTAAAATAATATAGTGCTTGATGGCTTGGCTTGGGCTTGACAGGTGGGGGGTGAAGACCTAGAAGTTATGCATGGGGGAGATTAGTGAGCTAGAGAAGTCTATAACAAAGGCCATAGGGGAGCGCAGGGACGAGCTGTGCTTATTGGGTCATCGCGGGCTGGAGCGGGAGCTGCCGGAGAAGGTAGGGCAGGTTCTGTACAACTACTACGGTAATGGGTGGGGATTGCATAAGGTCAGTAGGGAGATGGGGTATGACAGAGCATCGGTAAGGACAATCGTCCGGCGGTACGCTGACCACATGGACCAGTGGCGGAAGTTGGGGGGAGACCTGGCGGCGGATAGGGTGTTGAACTTACATGACATACAGACAACGATGCAGGACAAGTATGCTGACCACTTAGCGGTGAGTGACGAAGTGCCTAGCCCGAAGGACATCAAGGAGATGTCAATAGCTTTAATGAACGCGGAGCGTGCTGCTAGCGTAGCTAGGGGAGAGGCTACTAGCGTGGTAGAAGAGAAGAGAGTAACGGACAAGGACTATGCAGAGACGCTAGATGCGGTGCGGAAGCGGATAGAGCTAGCGAAGAGGGCAGACGTCGTAGACATCGATTAATAAAAAAAGGAAAAAAATGACTGAAGAATTCAATGAAGATGCGGTTGAGCTGGTCAGGGCTATATTGTCTGAGCATTTCACTAACTATGCCTTTGTGGTGCTTGAGGACGACGGGACATTGTTTTATGACTATAACAACCACATCATAGGGGAGACGCTGTTTGCTAAGTCTTTGCAGGATATGCAGGCTGAGGCGCTGAGCGAAGCTCTTGGTGCAATTGACTGGGATGAAGAAGAAGAAGACGACGATTAAGTATGGAGCTTAGATTTACAGAACACCCCGTATGGAAGAAGCCGCTCTCTGATGAGGAGATGGAATGGATGCTTGAGAACGACAGGCCGCTGCTAGAACAGCTGTGGGAGTCTCACGAGGGTCGCATTAAGGCAGCAGAGGAAGATCCCCTTAACTACGGTGTGGAGCTTGAGCACTGGAAGCACGCAGAGGATCAGCTAGGTAGTTCGCTTAGTATCATGGCTCTCGGGGGCAACCGTAGCGGGAAGACCGAATGGGGGGCACGCTGTGTGGTAAGGGCGGCTATAAGGAACCCAGGGTCTATAATTGTATGTTTCGCGCAGGATGAGGATGCCTCGATACGTATTCAGCAATCGGCTGTGTACCGCAACCTACCGCCTGAATGCAAGAAGAGTGCTAAGACAGAGACGGAGTACATCAACTACAAGGTGAAGACAGGGTTCTCGGGTGCGTCGTTCATTATGGAGAACGGGTCGCAGATACTGTTCCATAAGTATTCGCAGTTCATCGCCAACCGTAGTAAGTTCGAGGGACTGGAGCTGGGCTCCAAGGATGCTAGCTGGCACAACATTGGCCTATGGCTAGACGAATATTTAGAAGATGGCGACCTCGTGGACACGATGCGGTTCCGGCTTGCCACGCGCAACGCCAAGATGTTAATGACGTTCACGCCCATTGACGGATACACTCCATTCATTGCGTCCTATTTAAAGCACGTTGAGACGCTCAAGACGCGCCCCGCAGCTTTGCTGAATGGGGAACAGCTGCCACTGGTACAGGATAGCTTTAAGAAGCAGTGTGGCGTCATCTACTTTCACTCCGATCTGAACCCGTTCGGGGGTTACGCACGGATCGCGGAGGAACTGAAACACAGCCATCGCGATGAAATCCTTACGCGGGCGTACGGGATACCGGTTAAATCCATGACCACCCTGTTCCCTCTGTTCAACACTTCGGTGCACGTTGTAGGGAAAAGACCTACTATAACGGAGAAGACCCACACGGTATACCAGGTGGTTGACCCCGCAGGGGCTAGAAGCTACACAGCTATATGGGCTTCGGTCGATGAAAAGGGCTACGTCAGTATACTCAAAGAGTTCCCAGAACGGAACTTGTACGGCGAATGGGCGAAGTTTGGTGACCCCAGGTGGAAACATGGGCCCGCTGCAGACAAACATTTCTTCTCTGTGAGGGCATATGCACAGGAATTTAAGAAAATCGAGGAAGAACTGGACATCAAGGTGTTCCAGCGTATAGGGGACTCGCGATACTTCGCACGGGAGAATGAGGACAGCATCGATCTGTTCTCTCAGTTCGCGGACTGCGGTATACATTTTATACCATCAAACGGAATAAACATAGACACCGGCATCTCATCGCTGGACAAGTGGTTCGAGTACAACCCCAACGAACCAATAGGGCCAGTGAACAAACCGATCCTAAACATCCACGAATCCTGTGGTAACATGGTCGATAGCATCATCAACTGGGGGCACAAGGGTAAAAGCGACGAGGCACTAAAGGACTTCATCGACTGCATTCGGTATTTGCGTATGTCAAATGACGGATATGGTCCACTACACGTAACAGAAAAATCACTAAAAGTAACAAGAAAATTCAAGAAGGTTTATTAATATGAAAAAACTACTAAGAAAACTAGCGGAGGAATATTGCCTCAGCTTCGACGAAGCACACGAAATTGCTACGCTTCGCCTAGACGAGAGCACGATCACAGGGCGGGGTAAGAACCTCTGGGTCAACGAAGCGGGACAGGAGGTACTAGAGAATATGTTCCCGATGGACGCTATGCTACGGGCACGAGTTGTAAAAGAACTGCCGAACCCGAACTATGTACGAGCAAAGATAGCGGAATGCTCCGAGTGTATCGCTGTCAGAATCCCCCTGAGAATGCGGGGAAGGCTAGCAAATAAGACAATTTCGGTCTTCGCAAAGCAGGAAGATGGAGTTAGGAAGTACCACTGGATCAAGCCTAACCTTGATTATTAATAAAAAGTACATACATACAAGTATAATATACTTATGGATCAAGATACAAACTTCAAGGCAATTACATACACGTCACGGACTCCGAACGTTACCGAACTCATTTCTGCCTATGACGACACCGTCACAGAACTAGGCAGCTATTTCCATTACTGTCGTGAGTCCGAGTATGAGCACGATAGCTACTGGCCGGGGAAGAGCAAGGACCTACGTAAGTATGGTACAGACGCTGTGCCGTGGGAAGGTGCTAGTGACCTAGAGAGTATGGTAGTCAAGGAGCGAATGCAGCGCCTTGTGGCTTTGATGATGAATGCATCTAAACGATCTAACATCCAGGCTAACCCAGTGGGGCTAGAGGATGCACCGCGTGCGGCACTAGTACGTAAGTTCATGAAGTGGATGCTTACCAGCGGGTATATCAAGAGAATTAACAAGGAGTTTGAGCTGGGGGCATACTACATGCTTGAGCGAGGACTCCTAATCACACACATCGGGTGGCATCGTGAAGACCGCACAGTCAAGCAGGCTGTTACGGTGGAGCAGCTAATGCAGACTAATCCACAAATTGCGGAGATGGTTATGACCGGCGGTCGAGACGACGAGCTAGTTGCAATCATCAAGCAGATGTTCCCAACGGTTAAAGAGGCTGGCGCACGCAAGGGGCTGAAAGACCTACGTAAGACTGGCACTGGAGTGTTCCCTATGGTTGAACGCTCAGTGAATGCCCCCAGCATCCAGACGCTAGCACCCGATGGCGAATTTCTGTTCCCGCCGTTTATATCTGATCCACAGCGAGCACCTTACTGCTTCTGGC